ACGCGTGCACATCGTCGCCTGCTCCACTCGTGACCACGTGGGGAGTATTACCGCAGTCCTCATGTTGTTCCTTACGCCAAGCGAAGAACCTTGATCGCCTCGCTCAGCATGACGTTCGCGTCCATGCGCTTGTACCAGCGAAAACCGATATGGCCGGTGCCCGCGTAGAGCTCGTTCAAGCGCTGGAACGACAGCCCGCCGAAATCCGCGATCCAGTAATAGTTCAGATCGCCGAACACGATGACCTTGTTCCCCGTCGCAATCGACGGCATCGTCGAGAGCGTGAACACCGGGCGACCCATCAACGTCGCGGGAGTTCCGTTGGCCAGCGCATTTTCATAGAGATACGCACCAGTCGTTCCGTTTTCGCGGTACTTGCGGATCACCTTCAGCGTCGCATCGTTCATGATCCACACAGCGCGATCGCGGTATTCGCTCTTCAGCGAGTGGAACGTGTCGATGATCTCGTCCGCGGTGATTGCGTTCGTGGCGGCAGCGGTGATGCCGACGCTCGCGCCGACCGTGATGCCCTGCGCAGCAGTGGAGCCGTTGCCCGTCGCAAAGTCCGTGTTCTCGGCCTTCACGAAACGATTCGCAGCGTCCGGAGCCAGCACCTGGTTGAACACATCGAGGCGGGAATCCGCGAGCAGTTCATCCGTCGCCAACGACAGCGCGGTGTACTTGAACGGGGTGAATTCGACTTCGCCAATCGTCGGATATTCCTCCGAGAAGGACGTCGATTCAGCCTTGATGACTGCGGCCGTCGTCGCGTTCGTCATCGTCGGGACGCGGAACGAATTCGTTCCCGAAACGTTCAGCACGCGCGCGCCAGCGCGGCGAAGGATAGAACCTTCATTAATCGCGGTCACCAGCTCGTTGCTGTAACCGCGCGGGACGAGAAATCCACCATCGGCGTTCGTCGTTTCGTTCGCCGCCTTCAGCGCGCTCTTGTCGCCGGTGCGCATGTAGAGCTCGAATGCCTTCGCTGCGCTCTCAGCAACAGCCTCGCCGCTGTCCTTGCCCTTGCCCGTGTTGACGTTGAACGACGGACGCTGCGATTCAATCAAGCGCTTCTCCAGATCGGCGATCTGCGCCTTCACAGCAGCGAGCTCGTCCGGCTGCGCCTGCACTTCCTGCTTATTTTCTTCCATGATTGTTTCACCTTTCGCGGCCTGCGCACTTCCATCGTAGATGATCGCGGCAGACTTCGACTTGTATTCGTCTTCATCTTCGGACTTGGTGTCCGATTCGTCGATCTGTGAAAGCATTTCGTCCAGCGTCGCCTTCATCGCAAGCAGTCGTTCGCGGTTCTTCGCGTTGAACGTTTTGCCTGCTTTGGCGGCGTCGTCTGCGCCCGTTGCGCTTTCGCTCTCGATCTCCTCAACCAGCGCTTTGGCTGCTGCCATTGCAACCGCGCGTGGATTGATTGCTGCATCGGCTGTCTCCGCATCCATGAGGGACAGCGCGAAAATCGGCCATGCCGAGACCTTCCCGGGTTTGCCGACGATTCCATGCGGACGCACAAGGTGTGCGCTGGAATCAGAAGACGCGCGTGCGGTGCCAGCCTTCGCGGCTTCATACACATCGCGCGCTTTTTCATGTGCTGCATCGAGCTTCACGCGGAACATGTGTCCCGCATCCGTGACGCCCTGGTAGATCGCGGTGCCCAGACGCTTCACGCTCTTCGCTGCTCGTTCTGCGAAACCGTGATAGTAGAGCGCGGGGATCTCGTCTCCCTCGCTCAGCCCGATATCCGTTGATCGATCGAAAATCTGTCCCTGTCGATCTGAGCCAAATGGGAGGCCGAGCACATCCAATTCCCACTCCCCAGCGGCTTTGACTGCACTTTGTTCGAACATTTGTTCTATCCTCCCATTCGGCGGCATCATACCATTCACGAGCGCGCGCTCTTGTCGAAAATCTTTTGCGCGATAAGCTTACCAACGTTCTCGGTCAACGCATCGCGCGCAGTCTTCAGTTCGCGCCATGCAGCGGTCACAAAGTCGCGTGGTTTCATGCCGAGCACGAACCGGCGACGATTCCACTGCCCGGTGTTCGGATTCTGCCAAGCGAGAAACTTCTTTTTGCGCGGACGAATCACCTGACTGTATGGCCCATAAATTCCTGTGCCGAACACGATCCAGTCCAACAGACGCTTTGGACGTTCCTTCGGATACCAGTTGACGCGCAGCTCGCCGAGATTAGGCCCGCTCTTTTTTAGCGAATACGTGAATCCGCTGAGGAACAGCCCCTTCTTTTCTGGCGCGAGCTCTTGCAACTTCTTCACCTGCATGCGCCCGTATTTATCCAGCTCGTGCAACGCGATTTGCAGATTTTCTTTTTTTGCATCGGTAAGCGCGCCGCGATAGCGTTTCAGCTTTTGAGGACGCACCATGAAAACTTCGATCGGCCTAGGCATGTCGCACCATCACATCGCTGCTCAGATACGCTTTACCCGCGATCGTGAACACTGGAACTTTCACGCTGGCTTTCAGTCCGTCGTGCACGCCGCCGCGATGTAATGCGTCGATGATGCCCAGCTCGTCGCCCTCGATGGATTCAGCGACCAGTCCTACGGGATCGACGTAGGGGAACGCCTTCACTTCAGCCGGGTATTCGCGCTCGATGCGCTTGACCCATGCGTAGCCCGGATCGCCACCCCAGAGCAACCATGCGATGTATCCAGGCGACGGGTTCTCGTCGTTGCCGAAGTTTTCGGCTTCTTTGTCGACTTCATGCCGCGCGAAATACGACAGCATGCGGTTGATCGTTTCTGGCGGAATGCGTTTGCCATTGCTGAGATCGCGCGCACGAGCGACGCCGATTTCAGTTCCCCCGCGGTTGAACTGCCTGCGAAGTTCGAGGCCCTTCTCCGCTGCACGCTGCACTGCCTGCGGCGGCGCCCACGGATCATCTATGGATGTATCCACGGCTTTCACCACGGGAAGATTTTCGACGGCCTCATTGCGCGCAGGCTGATCCCCACTTCGCAGCAGCCTGTCTACCGCACTCGTGCGTTTGCGCTTCGGCATCGTTGTGCCGTTGCTCTCGATGATCATCATCGCGTCCGTGAGACGACGCTGCAAGCGCGTCTTCAGTCGCTCGATGCGCTTCTTCAGCTTGTCGTCCGCATTCGCGGCAGCTTCATCGAGTCGCTGAATATCCGCCTTCATCTGCGTCTCGACTTCACGCGCCTTCGATACGCGACGCGCGAACATGCGCTTTTTTGCTTCAGGCGAGAGATTGCGCGCGCGCTTCGGAGCATCCTGCGCGCCAGCATCTCCTGTTCCCTTCGGAGCGAACTTGCCGCCGACTCGCTCGACCTTCGCTTCGTCGAACACCCGATCGGCCTTCGCAGCTTCATCGTCTTCCGATAGGAGCGCATCGACTTCCGCTTCGATTTCGTCTTCTTCCGCATCGAACGAATCAAGCTCAGCATCCTGGACGTCTCCGCTGGAATCCTGTGAGCCGACGGGCTCAGCAAGAAGCGCGGTCACCTGGTCATCCGTGAGATTCGGCGCAGCAATGCGTAGCAGCGTTGCAGCAGCTTCCGCGCTGATCGCTCCGCCAACATACTGCGCGATGATCCCCATGAGCGGAGCGGGATCGGCGACCACATCGGCCTGCGATGCTTCCATGAGGATGCGATCCGCAGCGGCGTCATCGCTCTTGTCGAGCCCGGCAATCTGGCGCGCTTCGTTCACACTTGCAAGATTCGCGGCGTTGAGCGCAATGGCGCGCTGAACTTTCGCATCGCTGTCCTCGCGCATTGCGGGAACCTGAGACAGGTCGTGCTCGAAATAAAGCCCCTCACGCTCGGCGTCTGGCCACTCGGCGTGCAGCAGTGAATATGTGAGCTCTTCGGCGATGAAGTCGCATTCGTCGACGGCGAACAGGTCCCACATGCTTCGCATCTGAACCCCTGCATTGGCCAGCACGGACGAATCGCGGAAGTCTCCGGCGGCAGCGGGAGGTATGCGATACGGAGCCATGATCTCCTTGGCGATGCGATGCATGCGCTCTTCACGCTGCATCTCCGTTGCCGAAAATGCATCCGCGCGATAGTCGAAGCCTGCGCTCACGTGCATGTCGCGTCCAGCGTTGTTCGGGTTTTTGCGCCAGCGATCCCATTCCATGCGCGCGCGCTCGAAGTCCGCGGCGATGGTTCCGTTCGGGTGAATGACCATCCCGCCCTTCTGTCCGCCACGCTTGTCAATGCTGGCCTGCGCAGTGTCCGCCAAGTTATAGCGGTTGATCGCGTCGAGTGCAGCGGATGTTGGGCTGTCCGCTTCGACGTCTCCGCTCAGCGACGGGTAATGAATGTCGATGACGTCTTCACGACGAACGAGCGTGTTCGTCGGCAGCCACGTGAAGCCCTTGATCCATTCGCGCGCGTCTTCCTCAACCTCCAAGAAATTCATCGGCAGGATGTAGAGCTCACGGATGCCGCCAACACCGCGCACTTTCTGGATCACGCATCGACCGTGCAATGAAAGCTGTTGCTCAATCCCGCGACGAAACGAGCGCGCGTTGAGGTTGATCGGATTCACGATGCGGAGCAGGTCAAGCACGGGGTGCTCGGTGACTTCCTCGCGATCGTCGCCCCGTCCACGATACAGTTTCATGGGAGCCTGCGCGATCGCGGCCATGCGCGCCTGCACGCAGTTGTACGCCCACACGTTGTGTTTCACTGCGCCGACGCGACCCGTGGGGGAATCCCCGTATTCGCCGTTCTCCGAAACTGTGTCCGTCGCCCAGACATTGCCCCACCAGATCGGCTTCTCCAATGCTTTTGCCGCCGATCGTCCGAATAGTTTATCGAATATCCCCATGTCAACCTCCGAACATCGGCATGCTTCCGCATGCTGACCATGCGAGTGCAAGCGACATCACGGTGTCGTCGTGCACTCCTTCCGGTGCGCCGTAGCGCATCTGACCGCTGGGGAGTCGTTCAGCTTCGTACGCCTCGAGCTCTCCGATGAGCGCGCGATCGTCGTAAATTGAGATGCTGCGATGATCGAACGCCGCCGCGAGTCCCTCGATTATCGCAGCCTTCGAAACGTTGCTCGTATTGAAATCGCGAACGCGAATGTTCTGCGCGCGCAGCATGTCGTTGTTCGGCTTGCCCATTGCATTGCTTTCAGCGACGATGACGTAGACGCCGAAGCGTTCGCACAGCGCAGCGATGCGATTGCGCTGCACTGCGTAGTCCATGCCCGTAAAACGATCGATGTGAACCACTTCGCGCGTGGCCTGGTCGATGATCGTGAGCACCGTGTAATCGTTGCTGAGCGCCCAGTCAAGACCGGCGACGTACGTGGTGTTTGGTTTCGGAGCGTCCATCCTGGTAGCGCGCATCGCGTCCCGAACCCCGCGAAACACCCCGCCTCCATCGTCGACGAACTCGGCAAGCCATTCCTGACGGAACGTGCGATCGCTCACCGTTTCCCGCGCGCGCTCGAACGCCTCGCGGATCGTCGGCATGGGATTCGCGGATGACGGCGCCTGAAACGATGCGATGCGTTCGCTGTGCTGACGGCCCTTGAGCCACTCGCGGTAAAACCAGTTGCGTCCTACCGGAGTCGAGATGAGCATCGCGCGTCCGCCACGGTCAGCAAGCGTCGGCTGAATCACGTCCGTCCACGACTCCTCGGACACGCGGCTTGCCTCGTCGATGATGACGAGGTCGAACGACATGCCGCGCATCGCGTCCGGGTTGTCGGCCGAATACACGAACAACGATCCGCCAGACGGGAATACGATCTCGCGCTCACTCCTGCGCACGGTGAGCTTGTGTGCCACAGGCGCAACTGCTTTCTCCGCAGCACGCCACAGTGGACGGCTGTTGCGGTACGTCGGCGCGATCCATGCGACGGTCGCGCCGAGGTCTGCACAGGAGAGAGCGTAGGACGTGGCCATGAATGACTTACCCCACCGTCTCCCCATCGCCACGATTTTGAACCTCGCCGGGTTCCCGATAATGTTCAGCTGATCGGGCCGCAAGGGAGGCAACAGCGGCTTCGTGGTTGAAGACGGTATTCTTGATTTCGATCGCATCACCATCTCTGCCAGAAATCTCCTGCTGCACGCGCTCTACGTATCCGCGCGATTTGCCCAACGTCTTGAGCGTGAAGCAGACGGCCCACGCCTCGCCGTTGATTACTGCGCGCTTCAGCGAGGTCTCGGCAATGTCCGTCATGGATTCCCGCGCTTCCTGCACAATCTCCTCGAGGCCGTGTTTTTTGACGAAGTAATACAGAGCGCGGCGCGAAACTCCCAGCGCCTGCGCCGTGACGAACATGTTCCCAGAAAGTTCTCGGAGCTTGTCCTCAACCTCCTTTTTTCTCAGCTTGTATCCCATTTTTTACCTGTGAAATGTGAGCATAGCAGACGCTATCCCCATAACAACCGCGCTTCCGATTCGTTCATTGCAGGGCCAATATACTTAAAAGTTGCGCGGAATCTATTTGAAATATCGCCACCGTTTCGCGCAATTCCAATACTAAATTTTTTCCAACTTTGCGATTTATTTGAAGGCGAATAAATCATATTCCAAACGCTTGATTTCGCTCTAGATTTCATCATTGCAGGATGTGATGTTATTGACCTATATTGCATATTTAACCCTTTACACATTGAGCCAATATAGGCGCTAAGCGCGTTGCCGATTCCAACGCCTTGATAGTCCGGCAAAGTAACCATCCTATGCTCTCTTTTGATGTTCGACGCGCTTGGATGCGGGAAGTGCAACACAGCTGCGAACGCAACGGGAACAGATTCCCAAAACGCGCAGAAGCATTTTGCCGCTTTGTTCAAATCATGATCTAGATAATGATGCTTCCGGAATAGCTGCCACGCGGACGAATCAACGCGCCGAACCTCGAGGTTGATTTTCGGTCGTTGAAGTAACCTCCCAGACTGAAATGTGTTTGTCGCTGGTTCATAAATCCAGTCTGGTTCAAGCCATTCGGCAATGTCGTAGTGACAGGAAACGGCGATGAACTTCTGGTTGAGATTTCGCACGGTCTTTTGAATCGCGCTGCTGCCGATTTTTGCCACT